CTGATCTTGTCTATTAACTAAAAAGCGGTAAATGCCTCCAGAGTTGTTGTCGCAGCTTTTTAAAATTGTTTCTAAAGTTACACAGCTCATTTTAGTTGTTTTTTAATGTTTTAAAATAGGGGGTATTTCTACCCCCGTTATATATAAGGGAGAGATTAGTCGAAACAAACGTTATATAAAACAATCTCTGCAGGGTTAACATAATGGAATCCTACTTTCATGTTAGCACGAGTTCTCAAATAAGGCTCAGCAACAGTATCAGATAAGTTAACTGCTTTCAATGCTTTGTCATCACCCTCTGCATCAAATGCATAGATAAGGTTATTTCTCAAAGTCAACAAGATAGTGTTATCTGGCATACCTTCACACACAACTACATTGATACCTAAGAATGTCAAACCTAATGGAGTAGTAACATAAGTCAAAGTGTTACCTTGTGCAGCAGCAAGCTCATAAGCATTAGCTACATTAGTAGATACATAAAATCTTAAGTCTGCTTTTCTTCTGCTAATAGTTGAAGGAGCAAGAGCAAGTACAGCACTCAATTGGTCAAGTACATTTGATGTATCAATAGCACCTGCATACAATCCATTCACAGCCTCATCACCACAAAGTCCTTTCAAGTATCCATTACAAAGTGATAACAATGGGTCAATAGACTCTGTATCACCTTGCCATCTCAACAACTCGATATCTTGACCGATAGTCATTGCCATCTCATTCCAATAGTATGACATGAAAGATGCAACAGTGAAATCACCATTAGAACCTTTTGCCATTTGCAAAGCTAAGAATGACTGCTCTAAATCAAACTGACATAATTGAGCCATAGCTGACAAAGGACATACATCAATATCAACTGCATCTAATGAATCAGTAGGTGCAGAAAAATTACAAGTAGATGCTTGTAAGATGTTACCAAAAGTTACATTAGCTAACTTAGTCTTAGACTTGATACCTGGAAGGGTACGGAAGTTAGATGCGATATCCTCTGATTGAAGATACGCTTTGGAGTAGAACTCCTCAGGGTTGGCACACAATAAAGCGTTAGTCTCAACCTCTAAATTAAATTTTAAATTACGGTTCATTTTATTTGGTTTTTGAAAATTTTACAAATTCTTTAAAAAGCTCTCTTGAGCTCATCTTTTGGTTCTTAGCCTCAACCTCAATCTCCTCATCTCTTGGAGCTAAGTACTCCTCCATTTGGTTCTTAAGGTCAGCTATGATAGCAAGTAATTGATTAACTTGCTCCTCGATTACAGGTGATACTATAGCAAGTACAGCCTCTGCATCAGTAGTGACATCAACTGCCATTTCAACATCCTCTGCAGCAGCATCTGCCTCTTCCTCTTGTACATCCTCTGCAGCCTCATCAACTGTAGTCTCAGCTTCCTCCTCAACAGCTGGCTCTTCTGCCATCTGCTCTTCTGCCATTTCAGCAGGTACATCCTTAATCTCGATAACCTCTCCATCTTTAACGACATAGATTTTATCCTCGATCAGATGTTCTCCATCAGGTAACTTCATTGTATTTAGTTTTAATAATTCCGATAGTTTAAGTCCTAAGAATCCCTCAATAGAATACCCTACTTGACCTGACTCAACAAGGCTATCATAGTATTCCTTATCAGTTACTTGACTTGTTAGCATTAGAGTTCCTTTAGGTACTTCAATACCATAGGTAGTGAATGCTTTGTCCTTCTTAGGGTTCTCAACTATCCAAGCCTCAAGGATGTAGGCAGGAACTTTCTCATCTGCCTCATGCTCTAAGTTAAAGATATCTTTGTTCTGTAGGTTCTGCATGAACTTAGCATGAATAGACTCAATGACCTCCTCTGTAAATAGCACATCATACTCAGTGCCATCCTCATCTCTACGATATATTGACATCGGTATCATAGCAGGTGCTACAATACGCATCTTAATGTCATCACTAAATGTCATTGGAGTAGCTTGACTGAATGCCATACCCTTAACCTTAATAGCAGGCTTAGATGTGAAGGCAATCATCTCAATACCTAAGTCCTCTCCATCAGAGTACTCAGGGTCAATAGTTATCTTATAGACAGGTCTATCCATGCCTATATTGTAGAAAGTGTTATATTTGTTAAAAATTAAAATCTATGGTAAAAATTTTAGACAAAGAAATTCCTAACCAATTAAAGGAGTTAACAGTGCAACAGTTTGAGGATATCACATCTATCCATGCACAACAGGATTTAGATGCTATTGAGAAACATCTGAAAGTATTTGAACTATTTGGTATCACTGAGAATGACTTTGAGGATACCACTATTGAGCAGTTCAAAACTTATGTCAAGGAGTTTAACAATATCAAAGGCAGGCCAAAGCTACAGTCAACTATTGAGCTTGATGGATACAACTACACTGCCTTTGAAGGTGAGGAGTTTAAGCTATCTGTGAGAGACACTAAGCATATTGAGAAGGTCATGAACTCTAAGCATAAAGGTTATATCTCTGAGATGTTAGGCATCCTATTTAAGAGAGATGACCTAAGCAAGGCTGAGCACTATGACACTGCTCACATCAAGCATAAAGCAAAGATGATAAGAGAGCTCAAGGCAGAGTTAGCAGTGCCTTACTTAGTAGAGATAGGACAGAAACTGTCCAAAGAAATCAAACGCAATGAACCTTCCGAAATCGTGGAGTGAGATTGATGCCCTGCAGTTTAAAGAGATAAGAGAGTTATATTCTATTGAGGAGGTTTTCGCCAGAGAGATAGAGATACTCTCAGCTCTTGCAGGAGTTAGCTCAGATGAGCTTGAGGACTTAGATGTGAGTGATGTTAGTGCCATGCTCAAGGATATTACCTTCATTAACTCTGAGCCATCTAAGAACTATAAGAGAGACATTGAGCAGTGGAAGGTCAAGCCACTATCTAAACTGACCTGTGGTGAGTTCATTGACTTAGAATACTTCTTTGCTAATGACTACATCAAGCACCTCTGTCATATAGCAGCTATCATGTACAGGCAGCATACCACTAATGAGTGGGGTCAGTTGAGCTTTGAGCCTTATGAGTTCAATCCATTTGACCGACATGAACTATTTGATGAGTACTGTATCAATGACATCTATGGCATCATACCTGAGTACCTATCTTTTAGGCAGGATTTCATGGATAAGTATCATCTACTCTTTAATGAGGATGATGGAGATGAGGAGGATGAGAATAAACCAATGACCTCCGATGAGTCTAAGGCACAAGCTGAGCAGAAGTCTGCTGTGAAGTGGGGATGGGAGCGATTACTCTACTCCCTTTGCAATGAGGATTTGACTAAGTTTAAGCAAGTAACTGATCTACCTCTTATCCTTACCTTTAATATGCTGTCAATGAAAAAAGAACTTAATCTATAACATACCTCTGAATGATAGAGGAGCTGAGAACTCTCCACCTATAGGCTCAAATGTGTATATAATAGATTTTTTATCACCTAATATATTTGCCACTTGTAAGATAGGATACCTTTGAACCATCCACTCAGTATATTGAGAATAAATTTCTGTAGTAATACCCTCTGCATCTAATCTCCTGGACAGCTCTGCACAGAAATCATAAGGTGTTATGTAGATAGTTCCATTATTAAGAAACCCAAAATAATACATTGCAATAATCTGTATCTCAAGCTCACCCAATGCAGGGATTTTTGCATTGATACGCACAGAGTCATACATAGCTCCTGTATCAATAGCACCATCCTCAGATATTATCTGCTGCAAGATGCGTTGTATCTTTCTCCTTGTAGGATACTTGACATTGAATATACCATTATTTGCGTAGCGTGCCATTATTCAAAAGGTGGGGGTGTTGTTACATCAAATATACTTGGTTCTCCTAAAACTACTTCTAAGCTATCATCAAAAGTAATGTACCAAAATATAGGATTGTCCAAAGTTGCTGTATTGTAGTCAACCCAATTTTGTGTTACGTCTTCAGGTGAAACGGGTATGCCGTAATAAGCATCACATTGTTCCCTTGCATCAATAGCATCTTGTTCATTCGTGTATTTATAGCCTGTTACTTCCATTAGTATATTGAGTAAAATGAGTTAATATTTGATTCAATGCCCGTTCTATTTGTATATTCGTCAGATACATAAATTATAACTTCAGATATATT